TTAAAGCAAATAGTATTTTTTTTATCTATGGAAAAAATACGGTTCTCACTCCGTTGCAAACTGTCCACTAGCACGCCAAATTAAAAAATATATTTTCTGAATGAGATTTAATTTTTTTTTAAAAAAATCATAGACAAATAAATCTCAATGGTTTATAAATTAATTAAGGGGAATTGTGTCTCTTAACGCGAGATAATTATTTGATGTCTACTGTTTATAAAGGTCTTGATATTATCAATGAATATAATGACTACTATGAACAGGCATATTATGCATGGAATCCATTTTACCCATTAGCCGAACGCGATCTTCGTTTTTTTCTCGGCGATCAATGGGATGAAAAAGAACGTCAAAAACTTTTCGATGAAAATCGGAATGCCTGGACGTTTAACCTTATCAGAAAAAATATCAATCTCATTCTTGGATATCAAATTCAGCATCAGCTAAGCCCGGTTGTTATTCCTAGGGAAGACTCTCAGCAGCAGGAAGCGGATGATTTAACCGACCTTCTGCTTTATGCATTTGATATGGGAGAGGGGTATAGACAGATTTCCCATTCGTTTGGAGGATCTTTAAAAACCGGATTTAATCTTCTCACGATGTGGATGGACTACCGAGACGACCCGATAAATGGAGATATCCGTTTTGGAAGAGAGCCTTACTGCGGATTTATCACAGACCCCTATTTTACAAAGCTGGATTTCTCGGATTGTGCATATGTACTAAGGCGTAAGTATCTTTTTCCCGACCAGGCTGCGTCGCTTTTACCTGGAATGGAAAAAGAAGTTTTTAAAATTCATGAGTTCGGATGGTCTAGAGATGATAAATTCACCTGGCTTCCCTATCAAACACAGCCGAACGGACAAGATTACATCGCCTATGATGAATTCTATAAACAGAAATGGGAGAACGTCCCGACATTAGTAGACGAGGAAACCGGTGAATATATGGAATGGGAGGGAGGAAATGAAGGATTAAAATATTTCCTTTCCCAATTTCCACAATTGAAACTCATCAAACGTCCTAAACGATACATCGAATGCCATATTATTTTAAATAATAATTACATGAAAACGGAAATTAACCAATTCGGCTTGGACGAATACCCTTTTGTGCCTTTGGTGGGGATTTTCGAACCGGAATCAGAGTTCTGGGGCTATAAAATACAGTCTCTTGTCCGCCCAATGATCGACCCTCAAAGGGAGTCTAACCGTCGGCGTTCTCAAATGACGGATATTCTTGACTCTCAGATCAATTCAGGATGGATCGCCACAGAAGATTCGGTCGTAAATCCCCGCTCTTTATTTCAAACAAGTCAGGGGAAAGTCGTCTGGAGAAAACAGGGAAGCGATCCGGGATCTCTTGAACGCCTTCAAGGTGCTCAGATTCCACAAGGCATGTTTGAACTTCAACGGCAATTTGATTCGGACATTATGAGCGCGGTAGGGATCAATGATGCCTCTTTCGGCATGACGCAAAACGATCAGGAATCCGGGATTATGATGATGCTTAGGCAAGGGGCATCTCTCGTCAATATCCAGGATATCATGGAGAATTTGCGATTTGCGCAGAAACAGGCATCCCATAAAGCTGTAAAGATGATGCAGAACTGGACGCCTGAAAAAATTCAAAAAATTATTAATAGGAAACCGAGTCAACAGTTCTACACAAAAGATTTTATCAAATATGATATTAGTATTCAAGAAGGATTATTAACAGGAACGCAAAAGCAAATGTATTTCCGTCAACTTCTAGATATAAAAGCGGCTGGAGCCCCTGTTACTGGAGAGATGCTCGCGAAAGCCGCTCCCATTCAAGGAAAAACAGAATATCTGCAACAACTCCAACAAATGGAGCAGCAGCAATCACAACAAGCTCAGCAAGCCCAACAAGTTCAAATGGCTCAAATGGATAGTGAGCGTCAAGCAAGCCAAGCAAAAGCCATCTCCGACATTGCACTCAGCAAAGAACGCTTTACACGTGCCGTGGCCAATATCGGATTGGAAGAAGAGAGAAATTCCAAAGCCGTGGACGACCGGGCTTCGGCTGCATTAGACAGAGCAAAAGCCATGAAAGAGCTTTCCGAAATGGATGACAACAGACTTGTTAAATATCTTTCTATCGTTCGAATGATGGAGGAAATGAGCCGCTATCAGGAAAAGGAAATCAAACAAGAGGATGTTGCGATTGCTGCGGAAGGCCAGCAACTGGGAGATGAATTAGTGGGAGAATCTAACTCTCAACAAAATCAACAAACCCAACAGCCTGTCCAGCAACAATTACAAGAAAACCTAACCTAACCTAACTTAGGAGGAAATATGGCATATGGTCAATCACGCGCAGACAGGATGGATGAAAGCCTCGGCATGCGCAGAGGAAAAGAAAGCAGTAAAATGCAGTCTTATAAATCTCGTCGAGATGAATCGATGGGAGCAAAAGCCAAAAATCCCGGAGGAAGAGGATTTAATCTAAAGGACAATATGCAAGAGGGGGATGTCAAAAGCATTCCGTCCAACGCGGAAAAATACGATATGGGACGAGTTCAATCCTATTCATGCGGTTCTAAAGGCTATCCTTCGGAAGCTTGGAATTACAAATACTAATTTTCTACCAATTTGGCAGAAATCTTTTCATTTAACTCATCGAGTTAAGTGAGTCAAAAAAAATGCGAGACAATTATGCAGACAACAGGGGAAACCCGAGACGCAATCATAGAAGACGACAATAAGCACATTACAAAAATTATCGAAACCAATAAGCACCGAAAAAGTGTGTATTGGATCGTGGTTTTTGCCAAACCGTCCAAGCAAAGCGTCGATGGAAAGCCGACTCTCATGAAACACATCAAAGCCTACTCCGACAAACCGTCTCCTCAAGTGGGGATGATTACTGGAGAAGTCAATAATGCAAAAGGAACTGTTAAGTGGGATATCAATATGCCCCAAGTTCCGTTTGATTTCGATGCGCTTCGTCAATATGGCGGAGATTCACATAAAGAAGCCGTCATAGAAACGACTTCTATCCCTAATGCATATCTAACTCGCTGAGTGCCGCCTACTTAAGGGCGAACATTTCAAAAACGCGAGGCAATCATGACAGATGAAAACGTTACGGGCGAAAACATAGAGCAGGACGCCGTTGCTCCAACTCCTGATGAAAACCAGCAATCCATTCCCGAGCAGGAAAGTTCTCCGGCGCAAACGGTGCCGTTGAGTGCCCTGAAATCGGAACGCGAGCAGCGTCAGCAGTTGCAAGAGGAACTCCGAACAATCAAGGATCATTTAAGCTTGATTCAAGCCAACCAAAATAGACCTCCTCCTCCAAAAGATGAATTTGAGGGAGTGGGTGACGATGATGTGATGACGTATGGAGAAGCTAAAAAACTTCTCGGTAAAGTCCAGCATTCTTATCAGTTGTCGGTTGAAGAGCTGAAAATGTCTCACAAATATCCGGATTATTCAGAGGTTGTAACTAAATATTTACCAGAAGTGCTTAAGGCAAATCCCACATTGCGAAATTCATTGGAAAAAACCCAGGATGTCGCTCTTGCCTATCATTTGGCAAAAAATTCCGAGCAGTATCGCTCCGATCATAAAAAGGTTAAAAAGTCCCTGGAAGCGCAACGCATAGTTGAAAACTCCCAACGAGCGGGAAGTTTATCCAGCATGGGGTCTACGACACCTATTTCTCAAGCCAAAAATTACAAACAGATGAGTGATGACGAATTTAGAAAAGTCGTCAATCAGAACCTGGGAATTGCCTAAAGCCATTCATTACACATGAGGTTTTATTAATGTCAACTATCACAACAACCAGCGTATTACCGCCTGCTGTTCGCGAGTACTACGATCGACTTTTGTTGGTGACGGCATACCCAACGCTTATCTATAACAAATTCGCTCAAAAGCGGATTCTACCGGAGAAAAACGGTGATACCGTTGTGTTTAGACGCTATAGCCGTTTAGCCACAGTGCCAGTGGCATTAGTGGATGGCAAAACACCGCCAGGGGCGCCATTAAGCGTTACCGACATCAAGGCACAAGTTTCTTTCTACGGAAACTTTGTGACGATCACCAACCAAGTTCAACTTATTGTTGAGGATCGGGTTCTCAATGAATCGGCTCGTTTGCTCGCGCAAAATTTGGCTCAAACAATGGATCAAATAACCCGCGATGTTTTGGCGAGCACCAGTTCCGTCACGCAATGCAGCAACGGCAATAACGGTCAAACTCCTACTGAGCTCACTCAGGAGGATATTGACTCTGTTGTCCAAACATTATTGAGCAATGATGCCCAGATGATTTCCGAGGTGGTTAATCCCTCAACAGGCATTGCGTCCGCACCGATTCGACCCGCTTTCTGGGGATATATCGATACGGATCTATTGGACGATTTGGAAGCGGTATCCAATTTTATCGCCACTTCCAACTATTCTTCACCAAGAACCGTCTTGGATGCGGAGTGGGGAGCCACAAAAAATGTTCGCTGGCTTTACACCTCGATAGGAAGCGTAAGTAGCGCAAGTCCAGCAGTTTATAACAATTTTATTGTCGGAAAAGAAGCTTATGCATTGATCCATCTACGATCTGAAAGTGGGGAGTTTTATATCGAACCTCTCGGTTCTGCAGGATCGGCCGATCCGTTGCATCAAAGAGGAAGTGTGGGATGGCAACACCCCTTTGTGGCTAGGATCCTTAACGATGCATTCATGAACAATTTAATGGCAACCCATAGCTAAGGAGAAAAAAAATGGCTCAAATGAAAGTGGGTAGCTTCTCTTCGAGTGCGGCTGCCGAAAATATTAGCATTGGATTTACGGTTGGGATGATCAACATCTACAACTCGACTTCCGGAGGCGTCTATTCATGGAATTCATCGATGGCGGACGGCTCTTATTTTGATTATTCGGACGGGTCTTATACAAGTTCGAATGGTGTAACCCCTCTCAATCAGGGAGCAATCATAGGCCCTGCAATCAGTGCAATCAGCAAAGGCGCAGATACGACCGTAACGGCTTCTTATCTCGGACAATTTTCCATTATTGCCGGATATACCGTCAATCTTGTCGGAATAGCGGATGACCTTTCGGGGACAACGTTAAATTTAGTCGGTGCATCGGTAAAAAGCGTGACTTCTACCACTGTTGTTTTAGAGGACACCACCGCGTCAGGATATTCTGTTTATGTTAGTGGAGGGTACATAGTGCCCGTAAGTGATGAAAATG